AGGACTTCTCCAGGTTAAGGACTTAAGCCAACCCTACGAATAAGAACCACTACTTACAGGAAACAAACTCTACTAAGCTAAGACGAAGAAAACCTTTGAGAATTAGAAAGCGCTCTATACAATCTCTAAGGGGTAAGTCAATATAGACGTTTTAGAGAAATTATTACATAACTAATAAAAGACTCACAAAATTGCCAAAAAACCGCCTTCACGCTTCAGAATAGCTTGACCGTGATGGAAAAATCGTTTATACTTGTAGTATAAGCCAAAAACAGACTTTAATTAGGGAAACACGTGGAAAAAGACAAAGTCACCATCTTAAAAAGAGGAGAACTCACTTATTATATTTATCCGAAAAAAGTTCTCGTGAAAATTGACGACAGACAATACGTTTCGTACAATCCTTACTGGGAAAACAATAGGGCAGGACTATCGGCGTTCATAGAAGAGCTCGCTCATTCAGAACCTTACGAATACGGAACGCCTGCGGATCTGGTATCGTTGGCCACTGTATGCGGCATTAGGGGAGCAAGCACGGAAAGGAGACCAGAATGCGAATAACTTTTCTAGGAAATTTTATCTCAGAATTTTCCAGCGAGACGCATCACTCGAAAACTTTGAAGCACATGGGGCACGAAGTAGTTGAGCTTCAAGAAGGACAAACGACCAAAGAGAAGTTCTTAGAGGAAAGTCTAAACTCAGATTTGGCCGTAGTAGTTCATACTCACTCAATGGTTACTCCTGGAAATTTAAGCTGGAAAAAGATTTCCAAAAAGCTTCGGAAGAAAGGCATACCGCTGATTACCTACCATCTTGATTTGTGGTTTGGTCTTGAACGGCAAAAAGACTTAGAGAATGACGAGTATTACAAGAATTTGCATTATTTCTTCACCGTCGATAAATTGATGGCCGATTGGTTTAACAAAAACACTAAAGTCAAAGGTTTTTATTTGCCTGCTGCCGTTTACAAGGGCGAAGTTATTATGATGAAACCTCAGCCTGTTAGTTTTGATATCATCTTTACTGGAAGCGGGCATTATCATCCAGAATATCCGTACAGACAACACCTGATAAATTTTTTGAAGTTAAAATACGGAGACAAATTCTTGCATATCGGAAGCGGCGGCGAGATCGGACAACTAAGGGGGCTGGAGTTAAATCAAGCTTATCGAAATGCCAAAGTAGCTGTCGGAGATACTTTGTGTCTCGGTTTCACATACCCGTATTATTTTAGCGACAGATTGTTCGAGCAGCCTGGACGAGGAGCTTTTCAAATCTTTCCTGACATTAAAGGCGTTGAAGATATGTACGAAGACGGCAAGGAAATTGTTCTCTACAGGCACGGAGATTTAGACGACCTTGGAGAGAAAATCGATTACTATCTTGAGCATGAACAAGAGAGAGAAGAGATACGCCAGAACGGCTTTAATAGAACAAAAAAAGAACACACTTACACAAACAGATGGGAGGTTATTCTGAATGAGTTGTTCAGTTGATATCGTGTGGCTTGAACCTAGCAGAACACTCGACCAAGTTTTTTTGCATGATATGGTTGACGGCAAAGTCTGGAAAACACTGAATTGGTTCCCGCTCAAAGAGACTACTATAGATAAAGTCGAGGAAGGCGCGGTAGTTGTTGTCCCCAGGCAGTTTTGGTCGGTCGAGCAGGTCAATAAAATGATTAGGCCTTTAGACTGGGTCTTAATAGTTATCGTAGCTGACGAGGAGAATTTGTTCGAAGTAGATAGATTGTCTCACCCTAATATGAAACTATGGGTTCAAACGCCGCGGGCCAACAAGGATTATGGCGACGCCACTCTGTTCGGAGTTGGATACGGTCACGCTGCAGAGCACCGAGAACTGAAAGAAAAGACTAATGATATATTTCTCAGCGCACAAGATACTCACGAACGTCGGCACTCGATGTTTGATATGTTAAGCAAATATCTGCAGGGAGGGGCTTCAGGCGTTTTGAATCGCACAGAAGGGTTCACGCAAGGCTTCGATGAGGACGTATACTTCGACTACATGAATAAGTCTAAAATTGCTCCCGCTCCTGCTGGTGCGTGTTCTCCTGATTCTTTCAGGCTCTACGAAGCCCTAGAATTGGGGGCTATTCCGATAGCTGATGATGTTTCACCACGAAAGGACTACAATTCGATCGGGTATTGGAATAAGCTGTTCCCAGACAAGCCGTTTCCTGTTATCGGACGAGACGAAGTGTCTCCTATTATCGACGAACTGAGAAAAGACTTTCAACACAAAGCTAACAAAGTTTTCTCTTGGTGGATTCAACAGAAGAAAAATTATGTGGAAAAGTTCTACTCAGACATTGACGAATTGGCTGGGCGAGAGCGCGAGCCAGCGTTAGATGAGGTCACAGCTATCGTCACTGTGAGCCCTTGGAAGGATAACCCGAGTACTGAGATATTCGAAAAATGTATCAAGAGTATTCGAGACACTTTTGGCAGTATCGATATCATTGTAACTTTTGACGGCGTGCGAGAAGAACAGTCTGATATGCGTGATGCTTACGAAGAGTTTGTTCGCCGCGCTCTGTATCTGTGCAACGAAGACGGCGCTATTCTGCCGATAGTTTTCGACAAGCATGTTCACCAAGTGGGGGCAACCAGAGAAGCTCTAAAGAAAGCGCAGACTGACCTGATTTTGTTTGTTGAGGGAGATACAGCTCTCACCGTGGATTCAGAGGAAGCTCTAGAGATTTCTTCTTTAGTGGGATATGACTATGATTTAATTAGATTTTATCACTTCGACGAAATTCCAGATGAGCACCGATATCTCATGAGGGATTGGCTTACTCTATCAGCAGGCTCTTTGGTAGAGACTGTTCAATGGAGCCAGCGTCCTCACTTGGCTACCAAAGATTTTTATGATAAAATCATGGGGTATTTTTCTGATAATGCTAATTGCTTTATTGAGGACAAAATACACGGGGTGGCACAAACACCTGAATTCGACGGGAGAATGGCTATCTACATTTCCGATTGGGGGGCGACATCTGTACACCTCGATGGAAGAAAAGGTCTAGAAAAGTATGACGAAAGGCAGGTGTTTTGAGACTAACAATTATAGCTAGATGCGACTTGACAGGGTTGGGCAACCAAAGCCGAAATTGGGTCAGGTTGCTAAAACCCAACAAAGTAGTGGTCATCGATTCTACTCCGTTTAACGGTAACGAGCAACATCCAGAATGGTACCAGCACGAGAATACTATGACCATTGATGGGTTTATAGACGATTCCGAAATTGATAAGATTCTCGAAGATACTGATATCTTGCTTACTTTCGAAATCCCGTATAATTATAATCTGTTTGCTCGGGCCAAAGAATTGGGTATCAAGACTATTCTTCAGAACAACTGGGAGTTCACCGACTATTTACAGCAGACCTTGCCGCGTCCTGATTTGTTTATGAGCCACTCGTACTGGCACCTAGATGACCAGAGGGTCTTGTTGGGAAAGTCGTGGTATGTACCAACACCAGTGTTTGTAGATGATTATAAAGAAATCTATGCAGATAATCTTCTTCTGCGAAGACCCACACCGAAGTTCTTGCATGTGGCTGGCAGGCAGACTGTAAGGGACAGAAATGGCACGCTTGATCTTATCAAGGCTGTGGAAAGTATTCCGAACAGTGTCAAGTTTCAGCTAGTTATAAAGACCCAGACTGCGGAAGTCGGAGAAACTCACGACCCGAGAATCATCATAGACAGAGACTCGCCAGAAGACGAGAAAGAGCTCTATCGGGGTTTCGACGCGATGATTATGCCACGCAAATTTGGCGGAGCGTGTATGCCTATGACAGAAGCGTTAGCTGCTGGGCTGCCAGTTATCATGACTAACGTAGAACCAAACGATAGAATACTGCCAAGAGAATGGCTAGTTAGCACTCATGAAGAAGAGCCGCTGATGACTAGAACCCTGATATCTGTTGATCGGGCCGACCAGCGCAAACTGAGCGATTTAATTGTTAAATTTGCTAAACGTAGTCTAACCAAGAGAAGGGCAGATTCGAATAGGGCAAGAGAAATAGCCGTGAAGGAGTATTCTCCGGAAAGCGTGCTAGCTAAATGGAAATTTATAATGTCTAAGTTGAGGAAAATATGAAAGTTCTAGCAGTAGGAGATATCCATACAAAAAAATGGATTGTCGATAAAGTAGATGAAATTGCCGACAATTACGACAAGGTCGTTTTGGTTGGCGATTACGCAGACGAGTGGAAAGCGAAAGCCATGGACAACATTGATATATGGCGAGCAGTCAGGGAATTAGAGAAGAAACACGGAAATGTTACAGCCCTGATGGGCAACCACGACTATAGTTATGCCCTTACATCTAACATATTCGGCGGTAGAATTAGCGAAATAACTTACTTCATTTTGAAAAATCCAGAGAACAAAGACTTAGCGGAGTGGGTTTCTAACCTACCAGTTCGTATAACTATAGATAATGTCACCTATTCTCATGCAGGCATCACAGAAAAGTGGCTTGATTCGAGCCGAAAGCTCACGCTTAGCTGCGGGCCTCTTTGGGTGCGCCCGACTAAGTTCACTGTTTATGCGCCGGGCAAACAGGTGTTTGGGCATACCCCCGGCAAAACCTGCCGCGAGGTCAGGCCTGGTGTGTGGTGTATTGACACTTTTTCGAAGGATCCTTATGGACGTGATGTGGGCGATCATACTGTGCTTGAGATTATCAATGGGGAGGAATTTAATGTCATCAAACTCTAATGTTATCGCTGTATTGCCTATCTCTAGAATGAAGTATATCGATAGGGTTTTGCAATCTTTAGAAAACCAGACTCTAAAACCAAAGATACTCTGTGTGATAGTCGATAAAAAATTAAACTCTGCCGAAGACGAAAGACTCAAAGAACTTTTAGGAGGGCTCACAATGCGAGTTGTTGTAGGCAAATCTCCCAATAAGGAGGTTGGTTTCGGTATTGAAGAACGTAGGCAGAATATTTCTAATTTACATAACGAGTTTCAAAATTTGATTTACGAGGCTAATGGAAGAAATTTGAATAAAGTGCTTAGCCACAGGTGGGTGTTCAGTCTTGAAGATGATGGTATTTTACCTCCAGACGCGATCGAACAGCTTGTCTCAGTTGCGACAGAAAAGCGAGCCTGCTTAGTTTCTGGTGTTGAATTGGGGAGATGGGGATTACCGTATGTTGGGGCGTGGAAAGCCGACGATTGCAAGAACCCTCAGAAAATTACTTCCATGAAAAGAGGTGATTCTGTCGAAGAGATAGATGCTAGCGGATTGTATTGCATGCTCGTACATCTGATCCACTATATGCGTCATCATTTTCATTGCGACAACGGGTTAGGACCTGATGTCAACTTCGGGCTAGATTTCAAGAGCAGGGGGGGTAAAAGTTATATTAACTGGGACGTTAAGGTGACTCATTTAACCCGTGATTTTGATGGCGAGAAAGAAATTCCAGCTGATAGCGAGTCTCATCAAGTGGAATTGTTCAAAAATGGCAGCGAATGGTCTTACAAAGTATTGCAAGAATAAGCTTTTTGCTGTATTATAAGAGTAAGGGGAGCATCACCTATGACTGGTAACCCAAAAAATAGAGAACATTAGTTCAATTGCACCTCACCTCACCTCACATTACTGAAAAATCTCGCAGCTCCCCTTGCCATAGAATTTATTTTAAGAATACAAAATAACCAAGAAGGATTGAAAATGAACCACGAATTATCTCGAGGAGAGAAGACGCCTGAAGACAACTTTCTTGAGCGCCTGGATGCTGACGGCATGGTAGATTATATCTTGAGCCTAGGTATGCAGGCCACAGAAATCGAAAGAAAAATGAATAACGCCTCTCTTGTGCTCGAGCAGAGGTTCGGCACAACAGTCGAAGAAGTGCTAGGTAGAAAAAATGAACAAACAGAAAGTAGTAATTCTTAAGGGGCTGCCTGCTTCAGGCAAGTCGAGCTACGCCCGCGAATGGGTTTCCGAAGATCCCAACAACCGAGTGATGGTAGAAAAGGACGAGATCAGGAAAAACTCGCAATTATTTAAGGACGGAGTATACAACCATAAAAGAGGCGATGAACGCCTGGTCATTCGAGAAAGAGACCGTATTATTCAAGAGGCTCTGTCCAAAGGCAAGAGTGTTATATCTTCTGACACTAACCTAGCCAGAAAGCACAGCAAAGCAATATCTAGAATCGCACGAGAGTTCGGCGCTTCAGTGGAGGTCAAAGAGTTTCTTGACGTCCCGCTTGCAGAGTTGATAAAAAGAGACGCTGAGCGCGAAAATAGCGTTGGGGAACAAGTCATACGTAAGATGTTCCACATGTTCGTCAAGAAGATGCCGACTTTTCTAGAGTATGACCCTGCGCTAGACTGGGTGCTGGTGTGCGACCTAGACGGGACTTTAACAAACGGGCCCAAAGACCGCTCTCCGTACGATTGGTCAAAAGTAGGAAATGACGATATCAACTTGGGTGTCGCGGCTATTTTGGACAGTATGCAGGTTGTCCACGGAAAAAACGGGGTTAATGATATGAAGACCTTTATCTTCTCTGGACGTAGTGAGGTTTGCCGAAAAGAAACCGAGAAGTGGTTAGAGCATAATTGCGTTGACTACGATAAGCTTGTTATGCGCGCTGAGAACGATCGGCGTAAAGACTTTGTTGTAAAGAGCGACTTTTTAGAGAAATATATAAAAGGAAAGTACAATATTCTGGTTTGGCTAGATGACCGCCCGCAGGTGGCCACTCACCTAAGAGACTATTATGGTGTAAACGTTCTTCAGAGAGGTGATACAAGGTATGAGTTCTGAAATATTGATGACTAACACTGGCGAATTAGAGGTCAGCAACAGAAAGCGACGCAGAACCTTTTCGAAATCTGACCCAAACCATACGAAGAGCACATGGTCACGCCAATCTAAGAAGAAATTGAAACGCAAACGTAAGTTAGGGAGAAAATAAGTGGAGAAAAAACTACTAAAAGCAGAAAAAACAATCAAAAAAATAATGCGCAAGGTATTCAAGAACTCTTTGCTAGATTATTCTGTTCAGGTCACGGTGTCCAGCCTCGAACCAAGCAAGATCAAGTATGGAGTATTCATTTCCTCGCCGAGCAGGCATGTTCAGGACGTGACATTCATGTTTGACTCGTTCGAAGAACTGGATAAAACACTTCAAGAGTGTCTCAAGGAGTGGAACTATGCAGAAATCCAGAAAACTGACCTGCAATCACGAGCTAACTCTTTTCGAAGCCGCGCTGACGACATAGAAGCCCGAATCAAAGATATTGACAAATACGGACTTGATAAAGATGGGTTTCTAAACAAACCAGAGAAGGAGTCCGCAGAATGAGTCTTGTGACTTTAATTTTTGGTGGGTTAATCACCTGGAGACTATCCTATATGCTGGTCAACGAGAGTGGCCCTCTGCTAATTTTTGATCGACTGAGGGCATGGGCAGCTAAAAGGCAGGCAAAAGGTGGATTGTTCGATTTGTTGTCATGTATATACTGCACTAGTATGTGGATAGGCGCTGTGAGCTCGCTATTCGTCGCCAGAAGCGTTTCAGAGTTCATTGTGTATACTGTATCGTTTTCTGCCGTAAGTTCGTTTATAGAGCGTCTCACGGCCTCACAAGCCTAATTCCCTTTTTCTGGTTACAGTCCCAGCAAGTAATAACTAAATTGGAGTAAGCAGATGTCCCCCCTCTGAATAGAGGTTTGACGTGGTCTGTGACCCAAACCCCGCGAATTGGTCTATGGCAATAGTAACATAGACCTTTTTGTTTTACTTTGTATTGATAGGCGCGCCACCTTTTGAAAGCTTTTGTATTTTTCTTTCGCTCGAAAGCACTTCTTTTTCTTCTCAAGACAGATGGAGAAACCGCCCCTATAGATTTCTTGGTTACCTTTACTAATTTTCCGCGTCTTTTTACATACATAGTTTTATTATACTTGACACCGCCAGTTTGGTCTGCTAGTATTGAGCATGAGCTCTTTAAGCCTAGGCAGCATCAACTTAGAAAGGGAGGTGTATGAAGAACAACAATAAAGAGACAGCCGCTCGTATAGTCAAAGAGCGTATGTCGAGTCAGAAGTCTAAGAATATACCATTCGCGGAAATCTGGCGTGTTATACTAGGGATAGGGCAACTATTGGTAGTTGTGAGCATTATCTACAGCACCGCGATTGTCATGATTGGCGTGAACAGTGCTGAGTCGAAAATACTACTTGTGCCGCAAGTCGTATTCGCCCTAGCCATTCTTGTTAAAGCATTTTCTAAATTGAATAAATAAGGAGATATTTGACAGCCCAGCTCACACGAGAAATCGTACGTGCTGTCTGACTATGTGTATCAAACGAATCACTATAGTCTTTGGGCTCGCAGCTGTGGTAGCGCTCAGCTATATCGGGTACAAAGACGTTGTGCGGACGTGGCACTCCGTACAATCCCAACAGACTAAAGTCAAAACTTTGCATGCGAAAAGCACAGAGTTAAATAAAAAGATCAAGACTGTTGTAGAGACGAAGAGAGAAGCACAGAAAAAATCAGAGAAACTCGACCAGGAAAAAACAGTCCTTGATATAGAACGGCAAAAGCTCAAGAAAGAGCTAGAGGCTGTGGAGCAATCGGGGGTGTAAAATGCGTAGATATGTAGTTTGCATTCTTGTGGCAGCAGCACTGGCTAACTCCGTCGTCATGAACAGAGGGGTTTTCGCGCAGGAAGTTCCTAAAACTGGAAACGCCGACCTGTCAGTGGTGACTGTCGACAGACAAAGCGAGGTTGATTCTGCGGAGAAGATGGTCGCGGACGTCAAACAAACTCTAGAGTCGAATAAGAAAGAGGCCCAGCTAGTCGAGAAAAAGGTGGAAGAATCCACCAAAGAGATTCAGCAGATAAAGTCTGAAATTGAGGAGCTGAAGTCCAAGATAGCCGAAAAAAAGGCCGAGAAAGAGCGCAAGAAGCGTGAAGCAGCCTCAAAAACGGTGTCCATCGGAAAGTATGCCGCGAACTCAGCGGGCAATGGTTATGCAGCGGGTAACTGCACATGGTATGTCAAATCACGACGACCAGACATTGGAAGCTATTGGGGTAATGCTAACCAGTGGATAGCCAGCGCTCAAGCTGCAGGGTTCTCGACAGGAAGTGCACCTAAACAAGGAGCCATAGGAGTATCGTTCGAAGGCTACTATGGACATGTCGTATACGTCGAAAGTGTGTCTGAAGATGGCAGCACAGTCAATCTCAGCGAGATGAATGCTAAAGGACTGGGGGTGATAAGTTCCCGTACAGCGCCGGCCTCTAGTTTTCAATACATTTATTCGCGCGCTTAAAGCATGAGCACCTCTTGACTGCGGAGGTGCTTTTTATGTATAATAAGGTTATGGTGGCAGAAGGATACGAAGAAGAGGACAAGAGAGAAGCTGAGGCTGAATCTCAACTTCTGGAGCTATTGCAGTCATGAAAGACTGGTCTGGGAATAGCCGCGCACCTTTTGCTGCGCTGGGTTCGTCTGAGCACTCTACAAGAGCGAGGGCGCAAAATGACTACTATGCGACTGATCCTAAAGCCATAGACGCTCTGAACAAGTTGCTGCCTTTGAACGGACTGCATATTTGGGAGTGCGCTTGCGGGGAGGGGCATCTCAGCAAGCGAATGGAGCAGCTGGGCGCTAAAGTTGTTTCTACTGATTTATACGACCGAAACTATGGGACGCCTGGTGTTGATTTTCTTAAGCAGACCAGATTACTAGCGCCTGTGATAGTCACCAACCCGCCATACAAATACGCTCAAGAGTTCGTTGAAAAATCTTTAAGACTTGGGGCTGATAAGGTTTGTATGTTTTTGAAGCTTACTTTTCTAGAAGGGCAGAAGCGACGCAGTATGTTTGATACTGCCCCCCCCAAGACAGTGGCTGTGTTTAGCAAAAGAATACAGGTAGCTATTAACGGAGACCCTGAAGAGTTTAAGAAAGGAAGCGCCGTATGCTATGCCTGGTATATTTGGGAGCAAGGCTATAAGGATAAACCTAGGATAGAATGGATTTAAGGAGAACATATTTATGAAGAAAACTATAACAGACCTCCCCACACCAGAAGAGGCCACCCGAATCGCTGAAACTTTAGATTTAGCGAGCAAACTAGATAACGCTGTGATTACTAAATTAAGCAGTTTCAAAGGCAAAAACTCTACGCCAAAAGTCGGACAGGTTTGTGGCATGAACTTGCTGCTAGACTTGTCAGATATTCCAGAAGAGCTAAGATATGAAAAATACTTCGAGGCACGGACTATACTTGAAAGTATTATGAAAAAGGAGAAGCTATGAATGATCGTAAGAGAAATCGCGTTGAAGACTTGGTAAGAGCGATCGACCACGCGAAAGAAAAAATATCGTATTGGGAAAGGCTTAGAGAGAGCGGCGATTATGATATCCTCATAAGACGCAATACGAGCGACGCAGAGCCTGAAGTAATCGAAAATGGGCGCGATATTGTAGACCAGATTATTTATGACTATAGGCAAAGCCTCGGGGGGTATAGCGAAGAATTAGACAGACTGCTTGCTCTAAAGGTTACGGGGAATGAGCAGTATGAGCCGCGTAAGAGATGGTTCTTTAGAAAGTAAAAGAAAACCGCCCTTGAGGCGGTTCTTTATCTGAACTATAAAGTAATCATTTATAGTTGAGTACTATTTTGGCAGAGTCGCTGGCCACGCATCATCAGTGGTGTAGCGTGCGTAAGCAGTTCTCCAGTTCCCAACAGTAGATTGCCATCTGATTCTAGTTCCGTCGATCGCAACACCGCCTGACCTTGAAGTGCCAGGACCTGTAGATATCCCGGTAACAAAGACGTTTTGAGCTGGGCGAAAACCTAGCGGCAGGCTATTAGTATATACTGTCTCGGGGGCGTTTATCACGTTCGTGTAGCCGATAGCTACTTCGACTACGTCGTTGACTCGTCGTATCTTACAATCTGTTTTGTCGATATTAGCTGGTAGTGGATTTGGTGTAATATTTAGCCAACCAGTATCTCCATAGTCTACTGCCCAGCCATTGACTGAATTTCCGCCAGTCTTTTTAATCCAACGAATGGCACCGTTAGTAGCGTCTCTATCTATATAAGTTGAACCAACTGGCGCTAGAACTTTGCCGTTTGGCATACCGTTGCCCGCTATCATCGCGACATCGCTTGCGCCGAAGGTCAATTTAGAACTTTCGAGCCTTAATTCACCTGCTAGAAAAGTAACAACGCTTTTCATGTTTCCATCGCGGCTAGTGGATATAATAACAGAGCCTAAGGTTCTCTGGCGGTCAAACATAAAAGCCTGAATCTGCGCATACCTGGTTTTGATATTAGCTGAATTCTGCGCATTGAATATAATGGTATTTTGAGTGCCACCGCCCATGTGAGACATACTTAATTCTTGCCACCCAGATGTTGAAGTGGTCGTCAATTCAAGCGGGTTTACAGTATTTGTCGATAATGCTAGGTTACCAGTCATCGTATCGCCAGCTTTATCGACTTTGCCTTGTAATCCAGTGTCCATTTTCTTCGTAAGGACTGTGTCTTGGCTATCTACGTAGAATTTGTCGGCTTTTGAACTATCCAGTGTGGCGTACCTAGCATCTACGTATGAGACATCGGCTTTTAAGGTTAGGTCTGGCTTGTTGGTTAGTTGGTTATAGTCGGTAGTGCCAAGCTCTTCGAAAGCACTTCCGTTAAAAACATATAATTTTCCCATTTAGATATTCACCCTCAAGGTTAAACATGGTACAATAGGTACATGGATATAACTGATTCTGAAAAACAAAGGTTTAGAAGTAAATATATTATTGCCGACGGAAAGGATGGTTGCTATCTTTGGCAATCGCCTTTGGACAAAGACGGGTATGGAAGTTTTTACTTCAAAAAGAGAAACAGGCGCGCTCATCGTGTCGCATATTTTATGGCTGTCGGTCCTATACCGGACGGTTTGTTCGTTGACCATCTTTGCGGTCATAGAAACTGCGTGAACCCGTCTCACTTGAGATTGGTGACCCCGCGAGAAAACGCGCTCGACAACTCTCGCAGCATTAGTGCGCTTAATGCTAGAAAAACCCATTGCAAGAATGGATACCCCTTTGACAGAAAGTATGGCAACCAGCGATATTGCTCTATTTGCGATAAAGAAAAGAAAGAAAGACTTCGCAAAAAATGGAAAGCCGAAGCTGATCTGGTTAAGTGTTAGGGCTTGTACCATAAATCTCCTTTCTTCGGGCTGCTAGGTGGTGTATCTGATATAGTCAAAGGGTTTTCCCCTTTTTCGCCTTTCGGGCCGACAAGTTTAGCTAACTGCTCAGCTGTAAAGTCGCTGTATTTGAATGGCTCTCCCTTAGCGCCGTCAAAATAGTCAACGCCCTTGACAGGAGTATATCCAGCATCTCCGCGCTCCCCCTTAGGTCCGCGTACGTCAGTAATCTTGTAAGAATTCCCATCAGTCAAATTGACTTTCATGTCGTATTGACCGTCTTTTTGGACATTGGAAATTCCACCTCCGTCTTTTCCAGCCTCGCCGCTATATCCTCGCTCCCCGCGTTCGCCGCGTTCTCCCTTGACGGACGAGGTAGTGTATTTTGTCCCGTTGGTCAAAGTGATATTAAGACCATGAGTATTGTGATCTAGTTCAACATTCTGAATTCCAACTCCGTCTTTTCCGGCCGGACCGACCGATCCGGGGTTTCCGTCCGATCCGCGTTCTCCGCGTTCTCCGCGTTCGCCTCGCTCCCCGCGTTCGCCTCGCTCCCCGCGAGGGCCTCTCATCTCTGCCTTTTGGGCCGGAGTTAAGTTCTCATACTTCAGAGGTTCTCCACGGTCTCCCTTCTCGCCGCGTGGCCCGACCCGTCCAATCGCCGCTTCGCCAATCTCAAAGACTTGCGGAGTATTATCTATAATTACTTCAATATCAGCCATTTCCTCTCCTTATATCACTGTAGACTGTTACTCTCAGATAGTCAGCTTTGTTCGGTAGAGTTAATATCTTCCCATTGGCGTAGCGCAGCTCAAATTCAGCTACAAGCTTCACTCGTTTCGGGCAGCAGAAGTTAATACCGTTGGTATCTGCTGGATCGATAGCGAGTTCGAATATTCGACAATCAACTCCTCTGCTGTTTGGCTCTGTCTTGCCAGTGTCGGTTAGCTCTTTTTTGATTACAGCCTGGGTATCAGCCATATCATCGTCTGGTCTATTTTTTGCCATAAAATAAATACGCAGCCCGTCCTCATACACGCTGAGCGGGACTGCCAGGGTTTTGCGTATTGTGTCTCCTCGTTTTATATCCATTTTTGTTTTTACCGTTTTACTATTTATTGGGTTCTTTCTTGGGTATTGGCTGAACATTTACAAATGGGTTCACTACACCATCGCTGTCGCACTCAAAGTTAAATGTTAGGCAGCATTTACGGCACCTAGCCTCTCCTGAAGAGTTGGGCGATACTTTGACGCACAATGAATTGCAGCGATAAAGCTTTCCATCAGATTTAGATAATCTCTGAAAAGGGCATCGTACTGGGAATAGTTTTTTCTTTTTGTCTTCGTAGTCCATTTGTTTTTCTCCTTGGCTCGTGGCCATTTTATTGGTGCTCTAGTAATGCCTCAAGCTCTGCCGGGTTCCACCCGCATACGTAGTTTTCTCCAACTTCTACAATAGGCAGACTTCTCGCCCTTGTCTTTTCTATAAGTTCATCACGCAGGAAAGGGTTCTTATCAATGTCAACCTCCTCATAATCAGTGCCTTTGGACTTGAGGTACCTCTTGACCATCTGGCAGTATGCGCACCCCTGTGCTGTGTAGACTTTTATCATAAAACCCTTTCCTTGACGGGGCAATACCCCTTTACTCTATTATAACAAAAGAGCGCCCGATGAAGGGCGCCCCTTGTCAGGTGCTCAGAGGCAGAACCTCCGATGATACTGTTGGCTCCTCTCTACTTTGCTCCACCAGGTAGGCTAGCGCTACACTTCCAAGGTTCCGTTTGAAATGCTCGTCCTCGAGTGTGGCTAAGTATTCCTGGCTCAGAGCCTGCAGACCTAGGGCCTCACGATATTCGTTTATTAGCTCGTCGTCTGTGAATTGCTCGACCATCTGAGCCATTGGTGTTGTTTTCTTCTCCATCTGCCCACTTCCTCGCTTTCTCGTAGAGTGATTCGGCAGCGCTCATTAAGCGTGACATTGACGCGACAAACGCAGCTACGGCTGTCATCTGACCAGCTAAGCCTATAGTTTGCATAAGGCTTTGAAACTCTGGCAAGGCCACTACAGCTGACGCTAGTATTCCCACCCCGACAAAAGCCTGCACAAATGTTCGTATCATGCGCCCGTTCGCCGTCTCTGTGCTGAGCGCTGCCTTTAAGTTGTTAATGATATTTTCCACTATTTGTTCCCCTTTCGCCCGCTCTTGTAGATGCCGAACATGGTGAGTAGGAACAAGCCAGCTGTAGCTAGTATACCACTAATCGCGTTAATTTTCACGTATGCATCGTTGGATAGTATAGCGACCGCTGCCTGCGGGGCAATTGCGCTCGCACCCAGCAAGGTGTCACCCACAATATAAATGATTAGTTTTGTCCGTTTGCTGATTCCCGCGGTTAGTTCCTTGGCGATATCGCTTTCCGCTAACTCTTCGGTCTTAGCAATCTGCTGCTGCGCTAGTTCTGCTAGCTTTGTGGAGTCCTCTAGACTCAAAGTTGGTTTTGCCATTTTATTCTCCTTTGTTTTTTCCTCAGTGGTACCTGTTCTTTTGTCTTTCGTGTCTTCTGGGGCCTCTGGCGAGGTCACAGAGGCTATTTTCTTTAGTTCTTCAAGAGTGAGCTTGCTAGTAGAGAAGTCCAGATTACCACCATAACCATCAATTTTGCCGGTCTCAGTGTATTGGTGAATCAATGAGCCATGGGCATAGTTGTCTTTCGTGCCATAGTTTGGATACCAGTCGACCCGCTCTAAGCCCAGTCTTGAGATAACCGCATCTCCACCATAGACAAAGACAGTTTTACCAGTTTTTTGTAAGACGATATTGTCAAACATTTTGAGCTGTTCTGGCGTGCCCTCAAACTCAGGCTCGAGATCAACAAATAGCAGCGGGGCGTTTACTAGCTTCTGGGCTTCAGCAAATCGCTCCGCCTCAACCTTAGCTTCTTCGTCGGTTGAGAAGTACGGCAACCAGTAAATACCTAGCAATTTGTCGCCTGCGGCTTCGGCAAACTTGACTAGCTTGGGGTCAATTTTGTTAGCGTCACCGCCATATTTCTGTCCAACGTGTCCTGCCTTCAAGATTACGCCGCCGAATTTATGAAAGTGGTTGGCGATTTCGTCTGGCTGGTTGTTAGATACGTCAAGAATTATCTTGCTATAATCAACAGATTCTGTGGTTGGGGCATCTTGTTTAATCTCTGGTAAATCGTGTACACTTGAGTCGGTGAATGCGCCGCTGTACAGATAAAGTCCGTTATTCTTTGAGACAAACCAGATATCATTTCCAGGCTCAACAGCTTCGCCGTGTGTCCAGCCTTTCATCTCTACAGTCTTACCGCCTTCGACTGTTTGTACGACTTCGCTTGAAGTGTCCGGTGCTTTTCTGGCTCGTACCCCCTGTGATGTTGCTGTACGCTCTGTAGGAGCAGCTTTCGGAGTGAGGTCTGGCAAGTCATGCGTGTCTTTGTCTTCAAAAGCCTCTGCAGACATATATTTACCGCTTCTGGCGGTCACAAACCAAGTAGTGTTCCCGTCTACCGGCTCTCCGTGTACCCAGCCTTTCATCTCCACGGTAGCACCAGCCGCGATTTGCTGAAAGATGCCGCTTGAAGTGTTGGGTTCGTCTCGCGCGTTTACTGTTACTGCTGCTTTTCGTTCTTTAGGGGGAACTGGTTGGTCATACCCGATAATCTTCTCTGGACGCGGGCGTAACCACCCTTGGGTGAGAACGCCGCCGACTATATAATTAGGCCAGTATTTCTTGCGAGCTGGTATCTGCAGAAAGCCATCTTGCTCTAATACAGTTACCCCGTTGGCGTCTGCGGAATAAACAACAGCTATATGTCCCGCTGGGTTTCCACGCATCGGGCCCCACGTGATAATGTCTCCTGGTTGCGGAATAAGGTTCGGATCGTTAGGGTTGTTGGCAATTTTGATAAAGTATTCGTCGTTGGCGCCAGCAAAAGCTTGGGCGGCGTCGTTCGGGCGAAGAGTGTTTTGCCAATCACCGAATAAGTAGATACAGTAGGCGTCGGCTAGATCCTTGCAGTTATGGTGTCCATGTCCTTCTGCGATGTAGGTCTTATCGCCGTCTAGCTCAAGAACGCTAACCTCCGCTGGGGTAGTGTCTTCTGATTTATACAAAACTGGCAAGCTTGCCGTGCACAAGTTTCCTTTGTCATCAATCTTAACTGTACTGATGTGCTCGCCCTCTTTGATGTATTTGGCTTCCTTAAATACTCGTTCACTGTTATGGTATACTTCAAATAAATGCTCTGTGGACGCTCTAAACGTCGCCTGAGCGGTTTTAATCTCAAAGACGGGTAATATAGCCTTCTGGTTGCTTATGACGGTATTTATCCCGCCACGAGTAGAACGAACCTTGTCTCCGGGTACTAAATCGCCGACAGGTTTCTTTGACCCGTCAGCCATGAGAACTTCAGCGTCGAGAGTTAGGCATTGTAACCCGTAAGCCCCATCAGGATTAAAAGCCTGTCCCTCCGCTGAGTTTAGCCAATCTGTTATTCTGCTCACGCGTTACTCCTTTGGTTTAATTTTAGCTGTCTCTTCATTTATCTTTTTTATAATAAGCTGCTGGGTATTTGACTGTCCGTATACATACATCGCCACCATCAAGATTAACGCTCCTAGTCCGGTTATCTTGATAATCATCGCAACTAGCTTCTTCTCTCCCGGGGCAATGGCTTTCATGAATATGTTGCCGTCGATAGTTTGGTTTCTTTCTTCAATTCGCTTAACACGATTTTCGAGAACTTCTAAATCAGAACGTGTAGCAAATTTATTGAGCTTTTCCTCAATTCTGTCCAAAACTACAGTATGGTTGTCCATGGACTCTCTAACATGCTTAAGGTCTGACTTCATCTCTCCGAATTCAATTGGGTTTATGTTTTCTTTCATCTCTAGATACCTCGGCTCTTTGCTACCAAGTCTATGGTTACTTGCCCGTAACGACACTCGCTCAGAAACTCTACCTCGTGGTCGGCGGCGTAATACACAGCTGATTTATGGGTACTAGTCTGGGTGTCCCAAAAGGTCACGGTAAAGTAGTCTGTATTAACAGCGTTTGATAGGGCCATCGCTTCATCAAAAGACAAACTTCTCGTAGTCAATGAGATATTTGGGTATATACCAATGAGCGTAGCGGTGACGACACCGTCCATATTGCGATTGGCATTCTTCCAAAGCTTGTTATATGTGAGTTTATACTGAGCTATCTGGCTGGAGTCTAGAAAGACTCCATTGATCGTTACTATGGGGTTTATTTGAGCCATTTTTTTGTTTTTCTCTCTCTTTATATTATAGCAAAACGCAGTCCTGGAGGACCGCGTCAGACTCTATTTTTCGGTTGCGTTCTAGGCCTCTCCTATCGCAATCCAAGACATAGCGTGCTGGGCATAGCCGAAATTATTTACCGATGTTGCCACCAAGACACACCCTGTATTTGTAATCTTAGCCGCTTCAACATGATTACCTGCACCGATTGGGGTTATAAATTCAGGCAAACGATTGCCAGCTACCGAGTCTTTATAGCCGTTGAATCCAGCCAGGATAGCGTGTACTTCTGTAAAGGCTTTCGGAAAAGTAATCGGCGTTTGTATAAGTTTTGTATTATTACCCAAAAACTGCGTCCAGCCGAATTGGATAGTCAGTTTACCAATAGTAACGATTTGGTTGTGGTTCTTGCCCGCGAACATTGATGCAAGATCGATTTTTTCTGGTTTCACGGACTTGTTGTCGAGTCCCGTTCCCCTAGCGAGCGATTCAATGTTCTCGTTCATATTATCAAGAAATTCTGCTGTGAGCGGGGTAAAGGGAACGGCATCAAGATTTTGATGAGGCAATGACATATTTTTCTCCTAGTCTAGGTAGACGAACGAACCAATAGTCGACGTGCCGTTTATCTTGTCTACGGTCACGCGGTTGGAGGCTTGGTCGAGTCTATCTTCTACTTCTTTTTTGTTTTTGTTTGTTGTCCACACGAACAGCGAAAACTCTCCAGCATCATTTTTGTAATTCTTACCGTAAGAGTAAATAGGTTCAGCTTCCGATGATTCCACCATAATACCATTCTTGAGGTATGGATAGCCGCCAGTGTATTTTTTGACTGTAAAACCTGAGTTCCTGAGAACCCGATACACGCCAATCCGATTGTGTTCTGCGTATCTGTTCATAACTATATTATACCATTTTTAGTACGGGAACGTCATCGCTCTAGCTTCGACAGTGAACACCTCGGTACCCCCTGTGTAGAAAAGGGTTGTATTGAACACGTTAGGAATACTAAGCGAACAGGCAGCAACTCCATTTGATTGTAGCCAGCCCACGATCAGCACCGTCGTAGGGGTGGTCTCTCCTGTGTCTACCTTAAAATTTCTAGTCAAAGACATCGAAGAAGAGACAACCTTTCTATGAGGGTATTTCGAAGTGCTCACTAGTAGACGGAGAATCCCTGTAGCTACCAAGTCCATCTCTTTCTTTTGGACATAGTTGGTGCTAGGGGGGATAGAGAGCCCAGCTGGCAGCACCAACTGGACAGAGGCGTCTCCGACATGGCTGATAGTTGCATAGTCGCTGTTTATATTGAAGTCATCTGGAAAATTATTCATCGGCGTATATCCTGTAGTAGTAGGTGCTCGTGCCCTCAAGCCCCTGTCTCGATATGATTAGATTTTGCGAGTCAATAAACACGTTCTGCCCGAATAGTTCATTCTCGACCGAAACGTAATCCACGAGCGTTATTCCCAACCAAGAGGACTGCCATACTAGAGCTGTCGGTATATATCCCAGCGAATGTGGGATAGACACGCTCGCATTTGAGCCTACTACAGCTAAGCCCGAATCAACCAACTTCAATTGGTTGGTGTCTGTGTTAAAGGTAAGATCGTGATAATGGCTAGTAGATGCGAACGGTCTATGAGTCCCCTCTATCGCGAGCCCAATAGCCCTGAAATACAGCGTCTCGGTGGATTGAGTTTGGTTGACTACCTCTATAGCCATAGTGCTGGAGGAGACACCTAATCTAGTGGAGAACTTGAGAATTCCTCCAGGTCCTGCTTCTGATGAACCCACCCCGAATACGTTCGAAGAAAAGTCCCCGCTCAGTGAGTATTGCCCTATCGGCAGAAATTCTTGTCCCACCCCGTGGGCTATATTCACCCGGCTGGTGTTGTACCCTTGAGCCGTCACCGGTATAATATCGCTTCGATACACTACCTGGTCTATCGGGTAGTCGCTGGTTAGAACAAAATCCTTTATCATCAGCCCCCCAACAAGTCGATTACGTCTTTACCAGACTTGCTCACCCAAAGCCCCACTCGAGAAGCAAAAGAGCCCAGTTTGATTCGTCTTACGTTGCCGTCTGAGAATAGAAAACCCTCTTTGTCGAGAACTGTGACCTCGTTGTTGGTGTCTCTGTCGTACACCACTAATCTACCCGCGCCAGTCTCTATGCGGATATCTCCGCTGTTGGTAGAAATGACGCTTTGTCCTGAGTATCGTTTTTTTACAGTTATCATAGTGCTAATACATCGCTTCCGTTTAGTAATGATTTGTTCAGAATGAAGTACGAACGTATAGTATGCCTTCGAGCCTTTAGGGTCTGCGTTATCCCACTGCTAGAGACGGAGCTTGCGATTTTCGTTATCTGAAAAGTACCTGAGATCTTTCTGGTGTCTACTTTTATGATATCAAAAAGCTGTAGAGCGGGGTTGCTCTTGACTGTAAGCTCAATAACGGCGTCGAACTCCGAATAAGCTGCTAACACAGCATAGGCGAAAGACTGGCAGTTTGATTCTCGACCGAATAGATCGTTTTCTATTTTGAGCAGATGCTCCCCGTATTTATCGATACTGTCTTGATCGTAAGCGTCGTAATCAATGGTGTCAACAACCTTAGCTGGCGCACCATAGACTTCTATCGCCGACAGAAACGCGTCATAACCATTACTGTTGCCGAAAATAATCGAAACACCGCTAGCTGACCTTGTTATTTTTTTAATAGACACACCGCTGGGAATATTCTCTTCCCCGCGTGTTCTGACAGAGAACCATGACGTTCCTACCTGGCGCCCGTTTGTAGGCTCGACCAACTCTGCCACAGGATCGTCAGTCCTGAAGCTGTACTCTGCTGTACCACCCTTTGGTATCACTATCGCTTCTGAGAGATTCGCCTCGGATAGTCTTCCTGAGCCCGTGTGAATCGGCTGGATTTGCTGCTTCTCGCGGATATTTGAAGTGACAGTTACTCGGTTTATGATTTCGGTATCTCTGGTCACCGACAAGGAGGAGATGCTACTTTCGTCGAACGCGAATACAATATCATTATGAATCGAGGTGCGCCTGTCAAACCTGAATATTCCCGCCTCGTCTATCCATAATCTGCCGCCCTCGGCTTGCATAATCTTTCGAAAGACCTCGGCCGCATCTTCACCACTAGAAAAGAACAGAAAAGGAATAGTGTTGGAGCCCCTCTCTAGCTTGAATTGGTTGGGCTCTATACCAAATTGCCTGAAGAGCAGAGCTAGCGCGTCTGCTGTATTAATATTGGACTCGGAGATAGTATCCGACAGTTTAAGTTTGAACAGTTCGCTCAGATAGTCCAGCGCCTGGAATTTAGCGGTATTGGAGTCCTGGTCTAGCTCGGGCTTATCCTGGGTCAACCCAACAAATTGCTGCAAAAAAGGCTCATCGTTGAATCCTGAGAATATCTTGACAGGTCTAGATGGAATAAGGTATTGGTCTATCGGGCTACCTGTATGACTGGAGAAATAATTGTCTATATTATTCAAAGTCACAGTAGCAATGCAAGACTGTACTGAATAGGGAAACTCTAGTTCGCGGCTCCACTCCATTGAAATTAATCTGTCAGTGTACGGGGCAAACCGGTAAAAGTCCCAATACTGGAGTACATTATCTCCGACTGGCGCTAAAATGTCCTTGCCGTTGAGTAAAGACCTGTCCAGAGTGAAGAACGTGCTCTTGTTGTCGAATTCCTTATCAAAAGAAAACAGGAGCGCCCAACTGTGATGACGCACAGACGCTTGAGATTTCTGGTGAAATGATGGTGATACTTTTTGCATGTTTTTACGATACTATATAGTTCTTGGAGGCCTGGACAGTTTCTCTCAATGTCAGTTCTACATTTTCGACTAGCCCGCTTCTATCGACAACGCTATGGTCATTAAGGGTGGCTTTGACTACGACGTTCTGGACTCTGAAGTCTGGTATTGATAAGGTCGGGAGTTCAAGGTTGGCGAACTGGCTCTCAATAATAAAGCGCAGATTGCTGTAAGAGGTCTTGTCCATATAGCCCCATTGGATTGTCCAGCTACGCTTACGGCTCAAGAGGTCAGTGTAGACGTTTAGGTCTAGGGTTGTCACTTCTATGGCGCTGTCGATATACCGCTGAACGATAGGCGGGTCTGGAGTTGGAGAGTTCCACGTGGTGTAACTATTTTTTAGGGTTATTTCATATGCCATTTACAATACTCCTTTAATTCCGCGAGCCTTGAACAGGTCTTTTAGTTGGTCGGCTATTTCTTCGGCCACCTTACGCTTTTCGGCGTTACTCGTGGCGAACACTCCCGAGACGTTGATGGTAATATGGATAGGTTTTTGGTCTTGCCGGTTAGTCACCTCTAAGCCATTGTCGCTAGGGCGCGAGCTGCCCCTGTCTAGCTTAGAAGCCAATTTATCTATCCACTGAGTATTATTTTCAAGTGGCATGACAGCCTCAGCGCCAGCTTCGCCGACCATGGCTACGGTAGGCTGGCTGACCACACCACCAGTTGCAAGGCGAGGAATATTCAATAGCCCTAAGCGACCAATATGCACGCCAGGAATACGGTTGATTGTGTCTACCGCCGCATTGATGGCCCTGATAAAGCCATTGATGTTGCTCTCAGCGAACCCAAGAATAGAGTTCACCACACCCTTCACAGACCCGCCTATGGCGTTGCCTATCGATGTGCCCACACCTGTGAATATGCTCACAATAGTGCCCCAGACCCCCCTGAAGAAACCGCCCACGCCAGAGAATATGCCCGTGATAGCATTCCACGCGCCTCTGAATATATCTCCGAACCAATGGCCTGCGCCTTGGAATATTCCGACAATTCTGTTCCACATACCTAGGAAGAACCCTATGGCCGGAACGATGATAAACGTGTTGATCCAGCCAGGTATGGTTACTATTATTCCCACTACAGTGTTCCAGGCATTCTTAACTCCTGCTACGAGTGTGTTCCACAGTCCTACGAGAAAAGCAGCTACAGGTATAACAATATTGTTGTTGAACCAAGAAGGTATTCCAGATATTATGGCAATCGCGGTATTCCACGCGTTGGATACACCTGTAGTGATCGCGCTCCACAAGTCCATGAAGACCGCTATTGCTTTGGACACGAAATCAACGACAGCGCTAACTACTATAGCTATTGTCGAAGCTATTCCTGCCAATAATACAACTACCAAGCCGATAGGCACAAGAACCGAGGCAAACGCAGCGGCAAGCATGCCAGTGAATATAGCGCCGAGAATCTTAAGCCCAGCTACAAGAAGCCCGTTCTTTTCAATCCAATCACTGATAGTTTTAACAAATGGAGCAATATAGGTGTTCCAGAGTTTGGATAGCTCGTCTGTGAACGGTTTTATAGCTTTTGCAATTTCGCTCCACGCTTTCTTCATGGAGTCTATCGCTGGCTTAAGTGTTTTGGATAGTTCTCCCCATATTTTCTTGACGGCGTTCACCGCAGGTCTAGAAGCTTTCTCTAGAATGTCGCAGAAACCGTTCCAAATCTGTTTGAGAGTATCAACAATAGTGTTCCAATTGTCTTTCAATATCATGAACTGTCCCACCGCAGACGCGACAGCCAAAACAATAACTCCCACTGCTGCTGCGGCAGAGCCTCCTGTTGTCGCAACGAGGCTGCTGAATGTTTCCGAAATAGCGGAACCAAGCCCGGTGAAAGCTGGCGATAATTTTGTGAGAGAAGAGCCCAAAGTCGAGCCTAGAAAAGACCCAATCCCGCTGACTCCTCTTTTTACACCATCGGCCATCTTCTGCCCTAGTGACCTGCCAGCTGATTCCCCAGCTTGCTTAGCCGCTCTGTCCAGACCGAACATTTTACGAGTAGCTGCGTCAAGCCCTTTTATCAACATATCCAGAGGTTTTCCTCCGAATAGCTTATTGACGGCCAAGGCGGCGATTATACCAGCAAGTATCTTGGCCCAAAGCGAAGCCTCTTTAAGGCTGCCAGCCATCTTGCCGAATATATTATCGAGTGCTGAAGTCTTACCAGGGTCGAAGCCTCCGTTGCCTGCCCCGCCCTTCTTTTTCTTGCCGCCATCACTTGTGGTCGGCTCTTGAAGAACATTCATCTTGTCAAACGCAGCCAGCTGGTTGTGAAGCTTTTTGGCTGATTTACCAGCATCATCTAGGTTTTTGCCTATCTTCCCAGCACTGCCTGCAGAATTTTGCAGAGCCTCCTGAGTGTCTCCAGTGATTGGTTCTAGCTTCTTGCCTGTGATGAGCCCTATAAGGCCCCTGAACGCGTTTATAAGCGCCACAATCCATGTGAACAAGACTCGGACGACATCAGTCAAAAAGGTGAAGAAAGCGACAATATTCTGCCTACCGACAGCGGCGTAGATTTCGTTTAATCCGTTGACCAGAGCGTTTTTCATAGCCATCTGGGCGAATTCAATGCCGTTCATTCTGAGCATAGCTTGTTCAGCGATAGGACCGGCTTCCGTGGATATTTTCGTGAGCTCAGTGATGAATTGATTCATCGAGACTGCGCCATCGGTCATAGCTTTCTGAAGCGATGAAGTATTCATATAGCCCAGGGCTTCGGCTGTTTTGCTAATCGCAAGAGACATAGCCGTGTTGACAGAGCGCCACTCCTCGCCCTCGAACTTACCTCTCGAGTAGGCCTGAATAAGCTGCTCTAGAGCGCTAGCTTGAGTTTCTGCAGAAGTGCCGCCTGCCATGAGAGCGTTATTAACACCTGCGTAGACAGCGGTCGAAGCCTTGACGTCTTTGTTGACCTGTACAAAGCGAGAAACTGCATTAGTGGCTGCGGTTAGGTCCCCTCCTACGTTCTGAACATACACTCGGAGTTTGCTAAGAGCGTCAGAGGCGACATTTGAGGACACCCCCATGGAGGCCATAGCGGCGGGGAATGTCTCGATAAGGTCTGTTTGTTTGGCGGCTTTTCCAATGGAGTCCGCAACAGTTAAGAAAGCCTTATTGACTAAGGCTGATTGAATCGTGGTCCTGGTGATATGAGCAAACCAGTTTTTTTGAGCGTTGGCAGCACGGTCGGTAGAACTAGCAGCCTGATCGGCTCCGCCCGCCTGTCTTTTGGAGGCTGAGGCAGACTCGTCTAGAGCGCCAGCAGTATTCCTGGAGGCGCTGCCCAAGTTAGACAAAGACTTCACTGTTGACCCAAGTTGGCGGTCCACCTTCTTGAGTACAGGCGTTGTCTCGTCCTGCGCAATCAATCTGGTTATTATCTCATTGTTTTCCATTACGACTTAATGATTTCTTCGTATTTCTTTAATAACTCTTTGACCATTTTCCCCTTCTTGGAGTAAGGTGCTGCCGCGATAAGGGTCATGTGATACATTTCGGTAGCCCTTTGTTTTTCAGCCTGCCAAAGCAAGGCTTCTACCTGAGTGCTTGCGAGTTGTTCAGCGTCTTCCAAGGTGTACTGGGGATAGAAGTAGCAGACCCGGGTGAGCAGGTCTACCTCTTCGTTTCCACTGTCTGAAGAAGTAGTCTGTTCTCGGACAGGCTTGACAGACACTTCGTTGCCGAATATAGCCCTGACTCGTGCAGAAGCTTCGTCAAAGCTTTCGTTCATTATTCAAGACTCAGTTCTTTTTTCATCATCTCGCCGAAGGCTGCCTGAACGTCAACTGTTTGGTTGTCCAGAACGTCCTCAATGCTCTCGTTGTGCCCCATCGATGTAATGAAAGAGTACACTTCGCGCATAGCTTCCTGACTCTTTTGAGACTGCATGTCTGGATCTTCCTCTTTTTGAGCTGCAGAGAACAAACGGGCCATCTCACGTGCTTGGCGCACCGTCGGTTTTGTGAACAAGAACTCTTTGTCTTCGATCGAGAATGTGAACGTTTTGTCAAGACTACTCGTTAAATTATATTTTGCCATTTATAAACTCCTTTGGTTTTTATGGATTTTTAACTTACGAACGATTCTTTGCTGTTCAAGAACTGGACTGCACCATGACCTGGTTTCGGCTCACCGATGAACTTGATTTGTACTGTCCTCAAGCCATCGCCTAGATCAATGCTGTCTACCTGCGTACGGGCGTCGACTAAACGCATAACTTCTGTGTTGTCAGTTGCACCACAAGCCCAGATATCCAGGTTGTTGTAGGTAACACTTGACGAGCATGAAGCTGCCGCAATGTCGACTGCGCCTTTGTCTGCGCCCACAGTTTCGCCAGTTGATAGTTTAGCGCCCTTAGCTACATAGTATTGGGGTAGAATAGTAGCTAATGAAGCAACATCGTTATCAAGCAAAGTCAAGGTCGCAGAAGCGCTCAGCCCAGTCTGAATAGTGTATTTGTTGCCATCCAAAGTCGAGGTGTCGCTCTCTTCAACATCGTACGAGAAATCCATCTCAGAAATGTTGCTGAGCACGTTGGTCCCCCACTTGAATTTGAAAGGTCCTCTTACTAAAGCCATTTTTGTTTTTCCTTTTTTACGTTTTGCCTCGGAACAAGCGTATTTGTGCCTGTACAAGACCAATGCGCCTGTTCTCGTTTTCGAGGTCATTGTCCTGGGCGAATTGTGTTGCTCTGGTATAGATTGTTTGGAACCCCTCCAGATTAACACATTCCGCACAGTTCAATGTCTCTTCTAGACCGAATAGTTCGCGTTCGATTTCCTTCCCTGCCAATGCACGTCGATAGACGTTGAATGTGTATAGCTTTATCATTCCGCCGTCTAAAGTAACCAGTTCTGGATTGCCCCCAGATACCACAACCAGCCAGGCTTTGTCTGGCGCTTCGATCGGCAACTCCCCTAGAAACAAGTCCACGCCAAAAGTGCCGTAATCTTTTTCTTCGAGAAATTTTACAAAAGCTTCCCCTACTGTTTTTGTATCTATCATTTAGTCAACCCTAACTCTCGGTATATTGCTGGCATCTCTGCCTTGGTTTTCTTGAAGGCCTCTGTAGCGAACTTGGCACCAGTACCACCAGTAGTGTATCTTTTGTAGATAGCCCGTTTACCGCTTTTGGTAGTGTGCCAGCCTTGGTTTTGCGCGGCCGCGTAGACAGCACGCCAAGTTATTTCACCTCGCCCAGGCGTGACCTGGGTGATAATACTTCGCCGCAGCCAACCACTCTTTTTCGGAGTTATCTTAGATACGTTTTTCTTGTATCGCTTGATGAACTCTTCAGGGAGTTGCGTGTTCGCACGAATCAGAAGTCTGATATTATGCGGCATACCATTCTTGAAATAGGTTTTAGCTGATACGAACATAAGCTAGGCCTGCTACTTTCTCTAGTCGGCAGTAGATATTGTCTAAAGCGTTGTTCAGGAGCTTTCTCTCTGCGACATTAGCACTGATAATTCTGTACCAAGTAGATTGTGAAAATGGTTCTGCCCAGATATACATACCCTCAAGGTCGTCCTTGTAGCCCAGCACTTTAGAGTTCTTTGGGTCAAGATACACTGCAGCGGTCGAAGTCTCGCCCTCAGTATTTCCCCCGTGGGTGTAGCCAGCTCTCTTGATGAAGGCAGCGGCTGCGACAACCTCGGTTTTGACCGCTCTATCGCCGTACCCATCTGGCTTTGTCTCAATGAGTCTTACGGTGTCTGGATACTTCATCGCACCATCTTTCTAAAGGCGCTCGGCCCAGCGTACTTCTCGATAATCTTTTTAGCGCTTGCTTGTCCTTGCGGAGCGGCCAAGTCTGGGGTAGCCCCAGTAGAGCGTCGAGTATAGCTGTGCGAGTCAATGCTCTCCGAGCTGATATTGCCAAGCAGAGAATAGTTGGGGTCTGAGTAGTAAGCCACCATATCCGCGAGCAGATACCTCAAATCGTCGTAAGAACGGTCACAAGAGAACTCCATAGGCTCGCCTTCGACAGCAATCATCAGGCTCAGCCTGTATACTCTAGATATTCGTGCGTACCATGTCCATTTGAACCAATCACTCTTTCGGTTGATAGCTACCACAAGCCCTGCGTCGTTTAGATAGGGCGTAACGTCGTCCAACTCGTAAATTGTGATAAACCGATCCTCGTCGATTGGCAAAACTATTTTTGCTCTGTGTACAGATTTGAATGGCGAAATTCTAATGTGCTTGTCCAACTCGTCGTAGTTGAATAGGTAGGTAACGCCAGTGACTGGGTCCGCAGGCAAAAGATTTCTCTTTGTTTCGGCGTCCACTGGCAGGGAAGGAAACGGCACATAGCCGCTGAACTGCATTTTTCCTAATTCAGTCCATTCTTTTTGCCCAGATAGGGAATAACCAAGAAGAGAGCTCAGTCTGGCTTCGCATCGACGAATGATAGCCTCGAGGCGGTCCATATCATTGGACGCGACTGTCGTGCCAGTTAATTTCGTGTACTCTTCAATGGTCATTTCCCTACCTAAGTTTTTGTTTTTGTTTTTTTAGATTACGAAACTGCTACAGCTGGGATAGATGCAACAACAGTTTCGTCTCGAACCACGCCGCCGCGGAAGAACGAACCACGGATAAGCAGCTCGTTTCGCTGGAACGCGGAGTAGACCTTGCCGCCCATTTCGTAGGAAGCGCGACCATCGACGTCATATTTCAGACCGCCGTGAGTGCGACCAGAGAATGTGCTCAGGTCTGCGTAGAACACAGCCGAGTCAACCGTCACATCTGTACCGTTGACCGAGAACTTGCGAGTTTCTGCTGTATTTAGGGTCGGCATCAAGTCATTAGGGACGGCGATAAACGGAGTACCTAACAATGTACCGCCAGCAACTTCTTGCAGAACAGCAGCGTTCTGGGTTTTGATAGCTTGGTTTTTCAACAGAGCTAGCGTCTTGTTGCTCATAACCAGCGTGCCAACGCTTGTGTGGTCAGCGGCGCGAGCGACAACCATCGTCCAGCCCTCTAGCCCTTCGCTCATGTCAAAGGTCTGCTTGTTGCCAGTCGCGTCTACAGCTTGCTGCAAGCGAGCAATGACCAACTGCGCACGTTTGCGGTCAAAGTCATTGCGGAAACCAGCCGCGATGTCGTCTAGAATGTCAGCAGCAGCGAATTCAATCGTGCTAATCGGCACTGGGCAGACGGCCGCCAGCTCTTCCATATCATCAGTGTGTGATTTGTAGCCTGGCTGTGATACTGGTTTCAGTCGTTTGTCGCTGGTGTCTGGTGAAGCGACACTGCCGTAAGCACCTGTAGCGACGCTCTTCATGTCGATGTCAGAGCTTCGAGTTAGCCAGCCGTAACGAATCGAGTCTGATTCGCGCCAGTTGGTAGCGTCGAGAATCGCTGAATAGTTAGTACGGGCAGTTGCAATCTCGTTGTAAAGCTCTGGTCCGATAACAAAGTTACCAAGATCCTCGAGTGTCAGCGAGTTAGCAACAATACCAGCTTCTTTCAAAGCGTTTAAGCTAGCAACTTTCTCTTTGTGCCAAGACTGCATAGCTTCTGGGCTATAGCTACGCTCAACGCGTACGGCTGCGTTCAGCTGCTTGACCAAGCTTGCGCGTTCGTTATAAGCCGTGTCTGTTTGTGCGCTGTTAGCTGCTTTGAACTCAGGCTCTTTAGCTTGCGCGTCTAGAGCGTCCTGCGCTAACTCAGCAGCTTTAGTTGCGCTCTCTGCGACTGGCTTGATAGCGCTGGCCACAGCGTTCGCAACAATCTCTTGAACTTGTTCAGGAGTCATGTCTAATTTTTCCTCTTGTTTATTTATTTTGTTTTCTGTTTTTTCAGACTCGCCGTCTTCAGATTCCTCCTCAGGCTCTTCTGGGGTTTCCTCAGGAGTGTCTTCAGTGGTCTCTGGCTCCTCAGGAGCTTCTGGTTCTTCCTTGTGCTCTTCTGGGGTTTCGGGTTCGTCTTCAGCAGAGTTTTTCTCTACTGGTTTCTTTTTTGTTTTTTTGTCCTCAGGCTCTTCCTCAGGGTCTTCAGGCTCCTCAGGTTCCTCGGGGTCCTCATCTGGCTCCTCTTCTGGAGTATCAGTTTCTTCAGGCTCCTCGGGGGTTTCCTCAGGCTCTTCAGGGTCTTCCTTTGGCTCCTCTTCTGGCTTTTTCTTTTTCGGGTCTTCTTTGGAGTTCAACAATTCGTTCTCTAACTCGTCTACGTTTAGACCGTCCTGTTTAGATAGTTCCAGAGAGTTGCGTACAGCCTCTTGCAAACCGTTGACCGTTGCGTTGTAGTTGTTCGGAACGACTACTTGCGACAATCCGACCAGCTCATGACCGCGGAATACCGGGTCTTGCATACTCGGCCAGTCGCCAATGGTTTCGATACTAAAGGAGTTCGAGAATCCACCGACCAGCAAGTCATATGCCAGGCGAGCGTACGGATTTTCCTTGACCGCGTATTTGATCGATTGAATCGATACACGGTTTGCTTCTTTAGTAACGCCGGAGACCTTACCGATGAGAGTACCCAGAGAATCCACGTGATCAGCTGTCAGCTGCCCGCTGTACTTTGAGATATCGAGCGAGTCGATGTCGTATTGTGTACCGCTGCGCATAACCGAGTTGTCGGTGATGGTCAGTCCTCCCGGGAAAGAAACCACACCTTCGCCTTCGTCTGTAAAGCTTCCGTTAGAAACCGAGACTTGTAATTGGTTTTTGTGTTTTTCCATTTACTTTTCTCTTTTAGTTTTTATTGTTTTTTGAGGTTTTTGTTTTTTAGAAGAGCGACTACAGCTCAGAACTTATGTCTAGTCTCTCGATGTCTTCTTCTTAAATTTATTATACCATAAAAGATACTGCTAGAGACTGTCAAGTAGTCTGCGCAATCTCGACAAAGTTCTCTTTTTGCCGACGAGTGCTAAGGTCTCGTTTAGCTGCGGGCTGAACGGCGCCCAAGTAGTAGCAACCCGTACAAGACTAAATAACACGCTAGGCTTCGTTTTAAGCTCTTCTAGAAGGCTGTTCAAGCAAGACTGAATATTCTCTGAGGTCCACTCGTCGAGTCTGCCTAGGGCGCTCTCAGAGGCTCTCAGCAGATGTTTGAGTTCATTGTTTGTCAGTCTTTTCAGCTGCTTGTTCTCGGTGATGAGTTTCATGTCAATCTCGGGTTCTTCGAAGAAGTAGCTGGTCAACGCTGGCAAGTCACTTAGTGTTTTTAAGCGGTCTTGTACTAGAGCAAGCACTTTCTTCTTGTAGATTTCATCACCAGACTCCCAGAACGACTCACATCTTTGATAAAGGTCGTCTAAATTCAGTGAGCGAATCCATTGTCCGTTCAGCCAGACAAGCCTCTTTTCATCAAATCTAGCGCCAGATTTCTGTACACGGTCTAAGGAGAACTTTTGAATTAGTTCGTTTTTGCTAAATATTTCTTGCTCTGTGCCGTCGTTCCACCCCAATTGAGCTAGAAAGTTGAGCATAGCTTCTGGCAAGTACCCTTCGTTTCGGTACTCGGCTATACTTTTTGCTCCATCGCGTTTGCCCAGCTTTTTATTTCCAGTAGGGGCTAGAATATGAGGCACATGAGCTAATACGGGCGGCTCAATCTCTAGAGCTTCGTATAAAGAAAGGTATTTGGGGGTACTGGATATATACTCAGCACCGCGAATAACATGGGTTATCCCCATCTCATAATCGTCTACTATGTGCGCAAAATTATAGGTCGGTAATCCATCGGCTTTGATCAAGACAAAATCGTCTAGAGCTTCTTTCCCCGCGGATAGTTCACCCATGACAGCATCGTTCCACGAATACCGCTTGAGCTTGGGCACTCTGAACCTTAAAGGTGCGCCTAATCTCCACTTCGGGGGGCTTTCTGGACGGTAGTCCCTATATAGAAAAGGTTTTTTATCTGCCCTAGCTTGTTCTCTGAATTTCTCAACCTGCTCTTTAGAATACGGATCGGTGTATGCCAATCCGTATTCGATCAAACGGTTAGCGTATTTAAGATAAACATCTTTTCGAGAAGTCTGACGGGCTATTTCTCCGTCCCACTCTAGCCCGAGCCATTTCAGAGTATTCAAGATTAACTCTTCTGCGCCTTCGACAAGACGACTTTGGTCGGTGTCTTCAATCCGTAGTATAAATTTACCTTTGTTTTTTCGAGCCACCAAATAAGTGTAAAGGGCGGTTCGGACGTTACCTACATGTATATACCCAGTCGGGCTGGGAGCAAAACGAGTTTTTACCATGAGCTAATTATACTATAGTTCTTGACTTTGTTCACTACAGGAGTTAAAATTTGTTTGTGAGCAAGCCAGAGAGAGAATATTCTAAAATACCTTTGTCGACAAAGTTCTGGCTGGCTGTCGCGATTATTGACTTATTTTTTCTTTTGAGTCTGATTCTTGACAGCGGGGCGTCGTTTATTCGGCTGCTTTTGTTGTTCTAAACCGAGAATCAATAGGCAACCCAGTATCAGCTTTCTCGACGATGTTGCGAACAGTCACAGGAGTGCTCTCTGATAATTTTTCTGAGTTCTCCTTCTGAGAGTTCTCCGAGCCTTTTTCCTGTTTCCTTAATAAAAAATCGTCAAGCACCTCCTGCTCTTCTGGGAGAAGCTTATAAAACGGATTCTGGGAAAGTTTTAGCAACTGCTCAATTGTTTTCATTGTTCGCTCCAATCTTCTAAAACACCCGAAATAGCTTCTTGGACTTCGACTATAGATTCGAACGAGCCGATTTCATGGGCTTTTTTATTTTCTGTGTATTTGGCGCGGTAGGCACCGTCTATTAATCTGACCTCAAACTTGATAACCGGATCGGTGTTCTCTTTTTGTTCGATTTGTTCATCTTCAAACTCCTCTTCTTCGGGTTCTGCTTCTATCGAGAAGTTGAATATTCCGTCGAAATTCACGTTCTCTAAAGTCTCTGCTTCTGGGAGTTCGAACTTGGCCATAAACTCGTCGATACCTTCTTGCGTGATGGTGCCGAATTGGGAAGTGATTTCCAATAGTCTTTGGGCGGCCTCTTCTTTGTTCTTAGCTGGCACTACCAGGTATGGAATAGGCTCGTTCCAGCCTTCGGTGGTCAACACATGCTTGCGCTGATGCCCGTCCAATAGCCATTTTTGGCCTGATTTGTCTACCCATACATAGACAGGCAGATAGAACCCCCTGCGCTCGATATTACGCTTGAGCTTACTATAGTTGTCTTTCGAGAGAAACTTTAAGTCTCCTTGAGTCTCTTTGAACTCGGAAATGGGGGCTGTTGGCAGTTTGTTATCGTTGATTACTTTCATGCTTTTATTATAACATTGCTTGAGGTTGACCTTATCTTCATAGTGTTATAAAATAGAGAAAAAGGAGGAATATGAACGAATACCAAGATAAAGCATTGAGAACCGCGCGTGACAAGCGCTCTAGAGATGAAGTTTTCCACCTATTGCTGGGTTTGGCTGGCGAAACGGGCGAGATTATGGAAAAAGCCAAAAAGGTCGTGCGGGACAAGGGGTCTGATTTTGGTTCTGATGAATTCAAGGAAGACATCAAAAAAGAGTTGGGCGACGTTCTATGGTATATTGCGGTGCTGGCTCATTACCTCGACCTCAACCTTGAAGATATAGCCCAAGCTAACCTTGAAAAACTGCAGAGTCGGCAAGCCCGAGGGGTGCTCGGCGGCAGCGGCGATGACCGATAGACAGATAATTTACTACTATCAAAGAGGGGTGGCTTCCTATTTAATAGCTAAGAAGCTCGGGGTAAGCAATAATTACATCCGAAATGTCTTAAAGAGGCACAAAATCAAAATCCGCAGCCCCAAAACAGCTAATCGTATCACCGCGTCGCGAAGAACGCCTGAAGAGAACAAGAAGATCACCGCTAAAGCAGCTGAAGCTAACCTGGGGTCTATTCATTCTGCCTCTCATCGCAATAAATTAGCTCTATCGAGAGAAAAAAAACCGACGATTGACCCCGTTTACGAGAAACCTCTGGTAGATTTATGCAAAAAGTCGGGAATCGTAGTTGTGCCTCAGAAAGCATTCGGCAGATTTAACGTAGACCTCTATTTGCCTGGAAAAAACACTATCATAGAGATTTTTGGGGGAGGGTTTCACAACAAACAAGTCGCCATCGAGACTTTTAATCACAAAATGCTCTATCTTTCAAAGAAGGGAGTACCAGTTCTAGTGGTTTGGGCCGAAAAATCTACCTACAGCCCGCAAAAAGTATTAGAAGCCGCCCTAAAAGTGAAAGAACCGCTCGTTGTTATTAACGGAGACGGCTCGTTCACTAAAAGAGGTGTTAAAGATATAGTGTCGGTGCCTAGCGCCTTTAGTCTTTGATAACAAGTCTATAAGCGCAGTTACAGTTTGGGTGAACATTCCCAGCCGAGATATCCTCGTAATCGAAATCCATACTTTTACCGTCCACGCTGATTGTTGTACCTTTGTCAACGAAGTTATCTACAAAAGGAATTGGGCCCTTTGCGATTAAAGCTTTACAGAATTCGCAAGGTTCACCAGTTAACGAGTGAAGTTCCTTGTAGGCTTTATCCAGCAGTCCTTCATGGGCTAAAACCTGCAAATCTGCCTCGTAGCGGGAGAAGCTTAGCACTCTGGCCGCTGCGTTTTCGGCAATCGCTGGAGCACGCCTGGCCTTGATTTCTTCGAACGCTTGCTCAAGAGGTTTTCCTGAGGCTTTAGCGTTTTCTAGATCCATTAGTATCGTATTGATATGGGATTCAGCCTCTCGGAAAGAAAAGTTTTGTATAGACTGCCTGACTCGATCGGTGAGTTCGACTCTTCGCACCGGGCGATCAAGTTCTTTGGCTGTCTGTCTAGCCCGCTCGGCCGCGTATGTCGGGAATAGCGCGGTGTAGTATACTGTAAACGCTAGACTGAGCTCTTGGATGTGCCTGCTGGCATCTGGGCTGTCTTTTAGGTACTCGTCAAAGAGGTTATCTTCGGCCCGCTCGACAGCTTCTTGCAGAATCTCCGCTTCGCTTAGTTTGTTCTTGATTGCCACAAGTTGGTTTTTATAACGTTTATTCAGTTTGGCTAGTACGGCAGGCTTGTCGGTACTAGCAGATACTTTTCCTAGCTCGATGTAAGTGCTGTTGTCGATTTCAGCTATCAGTTTGTTTTCAGTCTCCTTGATTTCGGAAATTCTGACCGGGCTGTTGACGTCCAATTCATGGGTCGAATGAATCACCGAGCCCTCTTCTGTCGAGGATTCGACTTCGTATCCCGCTAAGTATTGCAGAACAGGTATCGGGTACCCTTTGTAGGCTGTAGAAGATTGTTCTTTAGGCTCTTCAGGAGTTTCTTCAGGAGTTTCTTCAGGTTCTTCAGGAGTGTCTTCAGAGTCTTCTGGCTCCTCAGGAGCTTCTGGTTCCGGCACACCCAAGTCAGTAATATTCAAAACTCCTCTAGCGTACTTGGAAGCCACTTCATAAGAATACCCTGCGTTTAGAGCTTCTTGCATCAAAGCGAACTGCTCTCGGCGGATTTCGACGTCGGCTCTCTCGGCATCGCGGTCAGTCTCTAGCGGGTTGTCCAGAGCGATGTTATATTTTGTCTTCTTGTACTCGTCTGCGTAGTATCTTCGGTAGTCTAGGTTAAGAGCATCAATGATATTCTCGACCTGAGGCATGACAGCGTTCTCGGTAAAGTCGTCCTTCTGGGTTCGGGAGACTTCTCGACCAGTGCCAGACTCTTCCACGCCGACTCCAGTTTTAGAAAGTCCAGAAACAGCCAGTAGGGCGTCTCGGCTAATCGAGTTAATCTTATCCAAGGCGGCCTTGTCTAGGTCGGTCTGCATATCAATCCAGCTTAAAGCGCCCGAGCCATTTCCGAATAGAGGCTCGCCTCTTCCGTGGTATTTAACCCGCTCGACAAAGTTATCGAACTGGTCCTCTGGCAGTTCAATCGAAGACGAGAGAATTCCTGGAGAGTTCAAGTTTCCGTCAATAGCTTCACGGGCAAAGTCGTTGGCCTGCTTCATGGTAAATTGAGCATCTCGGGCAGCGTCAGCTAATGAGTAAGGTTTGTCTGGATCAAATGGGTTGAACAATCTAATCGGGATAATCATCTCTTTCGGGATTTCCCTTTGGAGACCGTTTCGCCTTTCAATATAGCCGCCAATTTCTCCTCTAGGGTTAGTCACAGCGCGAACGTTGTACGGGTTAAGCATAGAGAACCTCTGAATATGACCAACTCTTCCCGATGGAGAGACAGCCCGAACCGCCATTAAGTAATACACGCCCTCTAGGTCCAGGTAAGTAGAGATGTGATACCAAAAGTCTCTTTCAGAGAAATCTGTTGAATTGCGAATTAAATCCAGATACGGGTGGACAATCCTTTCGCCCTTTTCGTTGGCGTCGGCAATGACCGATTCCTTAGCGTCGGTAAACAAATATCTTTTGCCAAGAACTACTGAACGGTTGGCCCGTTTGTTGACAACAGCGAACCCATACCCAGTGTAGAAGTCTTTGTCTGAGATTTCCGCCATAGACCAAGTAGCGGGCATTCGACGCGGACCGTTTCTAAAAAACTCGTAGGGGTCAGCTAGCCCTTTTTCTGCAGAGTTTTTTGTGAAAGATGAGACAATATTTCGAAAGGTGTTTGTGATGTTGTTTTTGATATTCATTCCGTTGGTTTAATTAAAGAAGTACGCTCTAGGCGTTGTATTTACTTTAATTATACCATAATCATCTGCCGAAAATCGCGACGAACACAAAAGTGCCCACCATAGCCATTCCCATGACTGGGTCTATCATGAAAGCAGCCACAAAGAACGGAGTCCCAAAGATCAAAAATAAGATAAATCCAGCGGCTGTGTTAGTCTTCTTTTTCATACAAAAATCGCAATCAAAATTAACCACCCTATAACCCAAATAAGCTTGGTCGTGTTGGAAGTGCTGTTGGCCCGGCTTCGAGCTATGCAGTCCATGTGCCTTCGATAGGGTGAATAATATCCTTTCATGCCCGCAGTATAACAAACGTTTGACGAGTTGTCAAGCGAAGTTTCGGGCGAAAAAAATTTTAACCTTGTGTGTTATCCTGAGAATATGAAAATACGGGTAATAGACGATAGAATTTACGGAGACCCAAAGTTACGATCTCTCAAACAATTGCACATCGATGCAGAGAAAATAGGCTCAATCACTTTCGGTAAGTGTAAGTGCCCAGTCTACAGAAACAGGCACAGGATTTACATCAAGCATAGAGATTGGTTTAGCGAATCAATTTCCATCGACGAGGCTTTGGAGTACGGAATTATCGACAAGAAAAAAAAGAAGTTCATCTATAACGATAACTTCGGTTCAGTCGTTTTAAGAGCCGAAGCCTGGTTAGAAGTTGAGCCAGAAAAAGGCTTCAAGCCTGAGCTAGTAGAGAAGATGGTCCAGGAGATAGAGTCTATTTGCAAGTTAAGGCACTACGAATTGCACAACGCTGATTGGGTCATCTTCTTCGAGCAACTGGTAGACCTTTGTGAACTTCACAAGAACACTCCCAGCCTGAATAGGGCCTGAGAGTTCATGAGAGGCTCTGTGAGCGGTTTTAGAGCAAAAGTAGTATAATCTATCGTCTTTGAGAATAAGGTCTTGTAGAGAGGCTTAGAGCACGGAGGAATTCTGACGACAGGCACAAGATGTTTGCCCTTCACTCCAAAGAGTCTTCTAATAAAAGCACAAAGACTAAAAGACTAGAATACCAAACCCAGAAAAACAAAAGAGGGGAATAAAGTCGAGGGGATAGTTGTTAGAGAAACAACACGAGGATTTGGGAAAAAATTATAAGAGGGGTTGCTCCGACTATCCACCCCCCAAAGATGAACACCATTTCTCCAATTTGTCAACCCCCCACCCCACATCTAGTGTCTCGCCCGCTCCAGATCCTAACCACCATATATGGTGTACCCCCTCCTCTCCCTCCGTCCGCTCCTCACACACCACCCCTAGCGCCCCCCTACCCCTCTCAAGCCAGACTAACCGCTATATATAGCGTTGCCCTCAGAGACGAAGCAGCACAGGCGTACAGAGGCCAGAGACACCATATCTAGTGCCCACGACCAGATCAGAAGAGTTTCCCACAGACACTATATCTAGCGTGGGGGGAATATTTGACAAAGAGACAGGGGTGTGCTTGTTGCTTTTTCTGGGGATTATGGTGGAGTATGGATTAGAGGATCGAGGTATGCGCAGGGTGATATATCCGAGGGCTAAAAGAGGTAGGCCAGAGTTTGACTAGAGACAAGAGATAGTGTATAGCTAGGCCGAGCAGGTAGCTTGTGCTTTGTTGGTGCAGTAGCGCCTTGTCGGCAGAGTTCAGCTAGCCATACCATAATCCTTGAGAATGTCAAAGGAGAGACGACGACACGGACGTCTTGACTATTCCCTCGGTAGTGATCTAATGATACTATCACGCCACATTCTAGTCTAGGGCACAAACGCAAACTAACGCACTGAGTGCGTTTCTGGCTTATTTTTCTAATTTTAGGCAGCGGCACCGGCTTTCTGTAGGTTCAGTAGCACACGCGATCGCTTGACTTTTCAGCAGTTTATAGCCTTGCTGCGGCTGGTTTGGTGGAGTCACCGGCTTGTCGATCGATAGTCTGCGAGTTTCACTATTTTTATTATAGCATATCTGTTAGAGATGACTAGCGGCGCGAAAATAACGGTGGTGATATGGCTTAAGGTAATCCGACGACAGGCATATAATACTATTTGACAAGTAGGGTGAGATTGTGTTGATCTACAGAATTGGGTATGGTTTTCGCCTCGTGTTCTACTTTTTGGCCAGAAACGACGCCGTGAGAGGCGCTGTGATCGACTTTAGAGTAGCTAGATGGGTGTTTATACATCTTTGGCCGTAGAATAGATTGTAGAGGCTCTGAGAGGGTCTGAGGGGGTAATACTGTATATAGTGTTGGTGGGGGAATGGGTACGCTATATATAGCACACTATATGTGGGGTGGCGTTCTACCCCTGTTATTTGACAGATTTGGGGTTTTATGGGCGTTTAGGGATTTTTGGTACTTTACGGACTTTTGGGACTTTACGATCAAATTGGGGGGGGGTGTTTGTTATGCTTATGTCTTTATGTTTCATTTCTGTTCGTTCTACCTTTGTTCTATCTATAGAGGTGAGGGTTTGACAAATCTACGGACTTATGGGCGTTTAGGGATTTTACGATAAAATAGGGCGACATTTGTTTTAGAGAGATGTTTACGGACTTTACGATCAAATTGAGGGGGTGTTCTATTATTGTTCTACGCTACATATAGCGTCTACCTTAAAGAGTTTGGTAGCTCAGAGTGACAAACATCTTGTGCCTGTCGTCAGAATTCCGCCAGCACTATATGTAGTGTTTTGATCGAAGCACGCAGCACTAGGTATAGCGCCTGTGGGAAACTCTGCCCACCTACACCATATATAGCGGTTATCTTTATACTTGTACACCAGATCTAGCGTCGCGTAAAAAGTACAAAAAAGTTACAAAAAAGTGTTGACTTTAGCGCTTAAGTTCGATATACTAAAGACAGTTAAATGATACGACGCGATCATTGACTAAATAATTAAAGCGTCAAGAGGTCTAAAATGACAATTCAAGAAATTAACGACAAGCCAAAGTATTACTACTATATCGAAAAAGATGGTCAAGAGCTAAAAGTCCAGCGCGACGTACAGCCTGAAAAATTCGAGGATAAAGACGTTACTCTGTATCATTATCAGATTGTCGATAAAGACGGCGATACAGTTGACAAATACGCTATGTCGCTTAACGAGTACAAAGCTAATAAGCCAGCGGCACAGCGCGTAACGTTGAATAATATGCAAGCTATGCTGGACAACGGTTTAACACCTGCTGAGCTAATCGCTAAATTAGGCTTAAAGGCTAGCTAGTATGAATTTTAGAACGTTTAGCTTATTGAATGCGAAAAACGGCGAGCGAGTTTTAGTAGTCGAGCCGACAGACAATCACATCTTTTTGGTAAATAATCAAAAGCCAAAGTTTATAAGAGCCGGGGCGCGTAGAGTCGCGCGCCTAGGTTTCGAAAAGCTGGAAGTCTATAAAAAACCAAACGCGTCAGTTTTCGGCAAAGAGATACGAAAGATCAATTCAAAACGTTTGTATCTAGGCGTATCTGAGGCGATAGATTACGATAAGTTACTATTTGAGATGGCGGAGTTTGAGGGGGCTTATTAGAAAAGATCAGAAAACAATTACCACAAAATTAGAAAAATAAAGCAGGGGCGGATAGTGCCTCTGTTTTAGTTATAAAGTTTGGAGAATATAAAAGCTGGAAGATAAGCTACAGGTTGCGACGTGTTCGTAGCCTGTTTTTGTGTTCCACAATATATTTGGAAGCACTGGGAAATGGCGTTTTGGCCGTAAACTGGGGGCTGTTCAAATTTTTGTGGGGTATAGTTCCACGGAGGGACTGAGGCGCTATCTTTACAAGCGGGGTAGCGCCTCCATATAAAGCTTGCAGAAAGGTAAATATGGAAAAACAAGACCGAAGACTGGCGAAAGAAATCGCGCTGGTTTGTGTACTAAATAATATCGATCTGTAGAAAGGAGAGAATATGGACAGGTTCGAAGAGTTAAAAGAAAAGCTGGAGGCGGTGTACGCTTTGACTGGAAAGTTAGAGAGTTTGTGCGCTTCTAAATCCGAAGAGAATTATATTCTCAACGGGAAAATCTTAAGCGATTGGGAATACAGCTATCTCCTGTCCAATCACTCAGAAGAGATCGAGCAGGAATACGAGAAAATAGCGTTCGCAGCGTAAACTGGGGACGACATAAATTCCAGAAAGGGGACTACATGCAAATCAAAGTCAAGCAGCTAGGAATTAAGCGGGTAATAGTTGTCCGCACTAAAGGTAATGGAGGTGTCAAAT